AGAGATGGAACGTCTCATGCAAGCATTCGAGTACTGCGTTGGCTGGTCCGAGGCATTCAACACGGCCGACCCAGGTGTGGAGAAGACCATCGGCGAAGCCATATATTTCCTCTTCGATGCCGAGGGGAAAACGAGGGGGGCACAGCCAGTCCACGTCTGCCGGCCGTTCTTCGACCGTTGGACGATGGACTACAACGTCTCGCATATCATCGAGCGCGTGCTGGAGCTTTCCGTACCCGAACGTTACAAGCGCATGCGACTGGCGATGGGCGAGATGGGATGCGAAAACCTGCTGGACTTCATCGACCGGCTGCTGAACATCTACAAGGATGACGAACGCTATGCCTCCATCCGCCAAGAGTTTGAGGATTGCGAGCGTGCCGAAAACGGAAAGCCGGTCGAATATGCCTCGAAGACCCGACGGAAACACCACGTAAGCGTGGACATGTTTCAGCAGTGGGAGGAGTCGCGAGGCAAGCCCTTCGGCGAGCGGGCAGACGAATACATGGCCGAGCTGGAACGCCAGGCCCAACGAGAGAAGAAAGAACAAGAGGATGAAGAGTCACGCCGATGGCTGGAGGACAACATGCCTTATAAGCCTCACGGTTATGAGTGGTGAACGTACAAAAAACAATAGCAACAAATGGAAGAGATAATGACCAATCAAGAGCAAGAGAGTGAGAACACCCGAGTATGGCAGCCGAACGTGAACGCACTGCCGGCAATAGTCCGTGCCAACATGAATCTAAGCATGACGCCGAGCCAACGCCGGCACCGACAGCACATCGTGGAAAGGGCAATCGCCGACATGGTACGTCACGGAGAGACTGACGAAACCACTGTGATCATCAATTATGAGGAGGTGGACAAGTCGCGCAACGTAGTCACGCTTGAGCATACTGTGACCTTTTATAAGATAAGAGTATGAGCAGAGACAAGAACTACCAGCGACTGCTGAACGACAAGCAGTGGAAGCTGCTGCGTGCTGCGGTGTTCCGACGTACTAAAGGACTGTGCGAGATGTGCCTGAAGGAGGGCATCATCACGCCAGGCGTGGACGTGCATCACATCCGACCCGTGGAGCAAGCCAAGTCAGTGGAAGGCCCCGACGGTATGCGTGCCAGATGTTACGATCCTAACAACGTCATGCTGTTGTGTGTCCCCTGCCACACCAAGGTGCATCAGGAGATGGGAAGCCACACGGCGAAGTATCACAAAGAGAACTACAAGAAGGCTCGCAACAGGTTTATGGAACAGAACGACCCGAACTATAAACCCGAAGACAATGGAACAGTGGAACCCGATTGAGGGAACAGACGGCAAGTATGAGGTGAGCAACCTCGGACATGTGCGCACCAACGGCAAACGCCCAGGACTGCTGACGCTGACCAAGCAGAAAAGCGGCTATCGCTATGCCATGATACAACTGAACAATGGCAAGCAGAAGAACTGCCGAGTGCATCGGCTGGTAGCTGAACACTTCCTGCCGAATCCCGACAACATGAAGGAAGTCAACCACAAGGATGGCAACAAGGACAACAACCGAGCCGACAACCTCGAATGGTGTACCAGAAGCCACAACGTGAAGCACTCCTTCGACACAGGGTTGAAGCAGCCCCACCGATGGACAGCCGAAGAGCGCAAGCAAATCAGTGAGCGCAACAAAGGACATATCATTACACCTGAACAACGCGAGAAGATAAGCCAGACACTCAAAGGGCGCAAGCATCCAGAAGTAAGTGCAAGCATAGCCGCCCGCAAACGTAAGGCAGAGGAACGACGCTCCATCGAAGCTATGAAACCGAAGCGACCACGTGGAAGACCTCGCAAGCACCCGACTGACTGACCCCGGGGCGGTTGATTTTATTCCGACCCCCTTTTAATCCCAAATCCCCTAACCAAACCGAGCGGACAGACAACACATTCCGAGGGGGTACTTTTTCCCGCATCGTAACTTACCATCTCAACTTTGCCGATTCTCGCAATACACCGTTATCGCAACATAATAACGAATAAACGAAAACACTATGCCAAAGGACATCTTTACACCCCGGCAACTGCCACGCGAACAGCCCGACCGCTGCGAACTGTGTCCGCTGCTGGGACTCATCCCAAAACAGGAACGGCGCAAGGGCAAGCGCGAGCGATATTTCTGCCTGGGCATCTACGAGGCAGAGACCGACGAGATGGGCGACCCCGTGCTGGACGAGAATGGCGTGCAACAGATGTCGTTCCCACGTCTGCCGTCGAAGCGCATCACCGTGTCGGCCAAGAAAGTGAAGGAGGGAGGTCACCTGTTGCACCGGCCTTGTGACCTACGCTGGCAGTCGTGGATGACACTGCCCGGTCATGTGTTCGGTATGCCCACCGACGTGTTCAACGCATACCGCGCACCCTACGAACAGGAGCAGATGATTAAGAACATGCCCCGCTTCAACTTCAGACAACGTAAAAAGAAACTATAATATGGCAAAAGAAGCAACCTATCTAAAAGACATCCGCGCACAGGTGAAGCACTCGCACGGCGGCAAGGTGCCGGAGCACCTGAACCTCACCATCCGCAACTATGCCAGTGCGCTGGAGGTGCGCGACCAGTACCGCGACACCATCACCAAGGAGGGAGCCGTGGAATGGGTGCCGGGCTCCAACGGTCAGCCCACCCACAAGCAGCACCCGCTTTGCAATCTGCTCTACCAGCAGGAGGCCATCTGCCAGAAGTACGCCCAGATGCTGGGCATGACGGCGGCAAAGGCGGCAGCCAAGCCCGAAGACCCTGCGGGCAACAACGCATCGAGCAAGATGGATGAATACTTAGAAGCGACAATGGAATGACAGAAGATTTGAGACCCAAGAAGGCGCAATGCCTTGCCGACCTCACTGAGGCACTGCCACGATATGCCGACCGGCTGCGAGCCACTGACCCGCGGCTGCTGGCCTACGTGGAAGACGCTATCAGCAACGAGGCGAGCCACGCCAACATCTACGAGCTGCTGGGCATCCGCAAGGAGTTCCGGCTGATGGACTCCTACGACCTGAACATGAAGCGGACGCAGAAGAGCATTCGAGCCATTGAGGGGCAGTGGAAGAACGGGCGACACCAGAAGGGCGGGCTGAAGTTCGACACGCCACGCGGCAACCAGTACGTGCGGCTCATGCCTTATCAGGTGTGGTGCCTGTTCGGTATCAACGGCTTCACTACTGAGGTGTGTATGGAGCGGCCCTACATCGACGGCGACGCACTGCTGCCTACGGAGTATGTCATGGACGGCATGGTGTACGACCGCCGACGGCTGACGCAGGAGGTTGACCTCTTCCAGACACGTAAGAGCGGCAAGACGGAGTTTGGCGGTGCCATCGACTTCACCGAGGTGTGTTTCCTCGGCCCTGCCAACGGTCAGGCACTCATCTGTGCCAACAGCCGCGAACAGGCGAAGATAGCCTACAAAGCCATCAAGGAGTTTGCCTCGCAGATAGACCCCACCTGCCTGAACCGCATGGGCGGCAAGTTCTTCCGACTGACAGCCGACGAGATGAACTGGCAGCCAGGTCACAAGATGAAGGGCGAAATCAAGGTCATGTCGGCAGGCGGCAAGAAGAAGGATGGACTCTACGGCTACATCATCCATGCCGACGAGCACGGCTCAGCCGACTACATCAACGGCAAGAGCGACATGCAACAGCTCGTGGAAGTGTGCTGGGGCTCTACTGGTCCGCGTCGTGAAAAACTGCTCATGCACACCACCACCGCCGGACTGGTGAAGGAAGGCCCCTACAAGGACATCCTTCAGAACCACGTACAGCCGATGCTGCTCCAGGAACTCGACTACCCGCTGGGCGAGCCGCACCGCACACCCAACGACAGCCGCTTCTCGTTTCTGCTTCAGCTCGACCCGTGGGAAGTAACCGAAGACCTCGACAAGCTGGATGACCCCGAACTGTTCCGCAAGGTGAACCGCTCCATCGGCATCACCGTGCAACCCACCTACTACCGCGAGCGACTCCACGAGGCCCGTGCCAGCGAGGACACCCGCAAGGAGGTACTCACCAAGGACTTCAACATTTGGCAGGGTGCTACCATTCAGGAGTGGGTCAAGGCAGAGCAAGTCAGACCGCTACAGAATGACCGACGCATCGACCAATGCACGAAGAAAGACGGATGGGTGGTGTTTGTTGGACTTGATTTCAGCCAGGGCGACGACCTCCACACGGCCAGTTATCTGGCAGCGCGGAAGCATCCCAGCGGGCGCGGCACGGAGTTCTTTGCCGACTGCGACGCATGGATCAAGGAAGACACGCTGGAGCAGTCGAGCATCCGCGCCCTGTATGAGCAGTGGATAAAAGACGGGTGGCTTCACGTATCGCCCGGCAGGGTGTTCCAGCCCTCGCTCTTCATCAACCGGCTCGACGAGCTGTTCAAGCAGGGCGTACAGTTTGCCGCATGGGGCTATGACAAGTACCAGTCGAAAGACCCCGTGAACGCACTGAAAGCCTACCTCCAGAGCGTGATGAAGGTGCCGAACCCCGAGCCATACGTGCAAGTGGTGAGCCAGCTCAACAGCGAGTTCAATGCCCCCACCGACGACCTCTATGCTGCCATGTTCGCTCCCGTTCCGTTCATCGGCTTCAGCAATAACCCGCTTTTCCCCTGGTGCTTTGGCAACTGTGCCCTGGAGATTGACGGACGCGACAACAAGCGACCCGTGAAGCGCACACCAGGCAGCGACTCATGCAAGGTGGACCCCGTGCAAGCCCTCATCATGGCGATGGACTTATATACCCGATTTGAGGGGACAAGAAAGTGA